TCCTGCCAAGTGTACCTTGGCTCCATACTTGGTGATGGGAGTGTTTTCAAAACAGGATAGCACGTCAGACAGTCTCATGTTCTTCTCCTTAGAATAATTCCATTACTCGTTTCTTCGGCATTGGCCACGGGTAGGGACGTTGTTCGTTGATCCAGGCTTCATACTTCTTCCAGGTTTGGATGTTGAAACCAATTCTGGCATTCGCGTTTTTCTCTTGCAATTGCTCGAGAGTAAAGCCCTGTAACGTGATGAGTTCTACTACTCGGTCCTTTTCCTTTTGAGGGAAGTCGTTGAAGTGTCCGGTCTTGTCGTTGATTTGACCACTGATGCGGATAAAAAACATTTCATTTTTCTCGTGGTCCCAGATGTCCACGGTTCCAATCACTGCTTTACGCAACCAACCAGCAGAGTCAGCAGAATACATCGGCAGGGTCAATAGAGTCTCCTGGTCGGTTACTCCGAATAGATGCCACTTATTGATGGGATAACCACTACTATCCACCAGGGCACGTGACATTGTGTTTATCCAGAGTGAACGGTTTTCTGGGTGCTGTCCAACCAAACCTCCGAACCCCACATAAGGGAAGTCTTGACAGCGGTCAGCCCATTTGATATCCTCACCAAAGTGAAGAACGTGAATAATCTTCTCCGGTGGGATACCCGCACGAACCATCTTGTGATAGTTCTGTAGGCTCTTCCGTGCACTCTCCTGTTTTTCAACTACCGAGACCGCTGGTTTGGTTGGGGTGCCTGGGATAACATCGAGGGCAACGAAAGAGTCGGCGAACTCAAGGTTCACCTTTATCCATTCAATGTACTCGTTCAGGTCAATCACCTTCCCCTTGGTCCAAACAGAGAAGGCCCCCGAGTCAACCATAATCATTCCACGGTTTTCTCGCATTTCCAAAAGTACCTGGGGAGAAAATTGTCCACCACCATTGGTCTGGAAGTGGTAGGATGTGAGACGGTTTTCCACCGCCTTTTCATTGGCCTCTTTTTCGTAGGGGAACACCCCACCCATGAAGATTTTCATAAACTCCGCCCTCTGTTTGGCTTCTCTGACAAAGCTATATAATCGGTGAATTTTAGGCGGTGGGTTGGAGTTCTCGTTAATGATCTCCAACCCATGCCCAACAGAATCTGATCTTGAGGAAGAAAGGAATAGATACATATTGTGAAGTTCTTTCAGGTCAATCCGGGAAGTTTTGAGTATCGGAAACGCCAGCAGTCTTTTCTCTACTTGTAACTCGATTTCATATGTATTTTTTTTGCCAGTAGCTCCCGGATTACCACTCAAAAAGATCTGCATACTATTTTCCGCCGAGTAGTAGAGACATCGCTTCCGCACGTGCTTCCGGTTTGGTTTTGAAGACACCCCGTATAGCCGAACACCCCATGATAGAGTGTTGCTTACCTACCCCACGGCAGGCGATACAAAGGTGCTTTGCCTCTATTATACAGATGGCACCCAACACCCCGAACTCCACCAGGGCGTCGACTACCTGATTGCAGATACGTTCCTGTATCTGCATCCTGCGGGCAAAGCAGTCAACCAGGCGAGCCAGTTTGGAGATACCAACCACTCGACCATCCTTGGGTATGTACCCGACATGAGCCTTCCCATAAAACGGGAGGAGGTGGTGTTCGCATTGACTGAAAAATTCAATATCCCGGAGATAAATAATTCCGTCGAGGTCGCCGTTATTACTTTCTTGGAAACCGGCCTTGAGGATCTCCACTGGTTTCTGTTTGTACCCGGCGAACATCTCACCCCACGCCTTGACCACCCGTTTCGGGGTCTCCAGTACACCCGCCCGGTTTGGATCTTCACCAACAAACTGAATCATCCTGGTGACAATATCTTCTCCGGCGGTGGAAGGTTCACCTTCCCAGAAGAAGTGAATCCACTCATCTCCGGTGACCGTGGTCGCGGTGATGTCCGGTGTGGGGTTGGCGTGTTCTTTGGTTACCAGGGAGACGAAGAAATTGTCCGGGTACTTCGCTCGGGTTTTTCCGGAATCACAGATGTCGTCGATGATAATGACATTGGGATACTTCACATCTTCGTACAGGACATTCAGAACCGGCAGGCACAGGGCCATAGACAGCATAGCAGCGGGGATACGACCACCGCGGGGAATACCATAAATTGCATTGAACCGCTGGCCTCTTTCGCTCTCTTCCTGTTTGATCAAGAACGTCAACGCAGAGATATCCGTAACCAGTTCCTTTTCAGAATAATGCAACATCCTTTTTCTCCTTATGCACATGCGTAAATGTATGAAATGGGGTCTTGGCGATTGTTCAGTTCGAAGGCCTCCAAACGCTCACGGCAGCTTCCACATTTTCCACAAGCGATCTCCTGGTCTTTATAACAGGTACGAGTCAGGTGATATGGAGTTCCCATATTCAACCCCTCGCTAACGATTTCATCCTTCGTATATCGGAGATATGGATGATACAGACCCACCTTTCCGCTACTACTCAAAAGGATTGTCGTTTGCATCGCTGCCATAAAGTCCGGTCGGCAATCCGGATAGATGTGGTGGTCACCGGCATGTACTGCCAGCGCAACTTGGTTGGCACCCATCGACTCGGCAAACCCTGCAAGGATGGTAATAAAGATGGAGTTGCGACCAGGGACAACGGTTTGAGCCATGCTGGCGTCATTGTAGTGACCCTCGGGGATTGGTCCCCCTGCCAGCAATAGGTTCGACTTAAACCCAGCCATCACAGCGGTCAGGTCAAACAAATACGGCTTAACCTTATAGTACTCACACAAGGCGAGTGCTGCCTGGTTCTCATACTTGTTATGCTTCGAACCATAGGTGAAGATAACCGGGATAACCTTTGTAACCTCCAGCGCAATCAACCGGGTGAGTAGGGTTGACGAGTCCAGACCACCAGACAGCGACAATACCGTTGACGACATGGTTTTCTCCTTTTGTGGGTTTGATAAGACGGTTAGTATATTATACAGGTTGGGGGGTGTAGAAAACAAAAAAAAACCCTACCGATTTCTCGGTAGGGTCGGAGGTAGGAGTTCTGGGTGGCGTCAGTTCTCCTCCGATGGCACCTTGTTAGTCCTTCAGCAGGCCGAGGGCCTTGGCACATTCCATCGCGTTCTTGGCAACCGCGTACTGCGTGTTCAGGGTGCCCTTGGCGATGTCTTGGCCAGTCAATTGTTTGAACATCTCGGCGACCTGGGCCTTGGTGCGGCTGGCATCACCAACCGTCAACCGGATGATGACGTCCGTGGTGTTGGTGCTGTTCGCCCAATCTTTGGCGACCTTGGGGGTGCTCTCCTTGGCAGCCTTTTTCGTGGGGGCCTTTTTCGTACGGGCGACGATCTTCTTGGCGGCCGGGTCGACCCAACCCAGAGCGGTCAAGGTGGCCTTGGTCTCCACGGTCAACGGGTCCGTGGCGGCGATCAGGCTGCTGGCACTCTTCACGCGATCGGTCAGGGTGGCTTCGTCCATGCCCTCGGAGTACAGAGCCGGCTCGAGGCCCATCGTTTCGGTCATTTCGTTCGCAGCGGCCACGATGGCGTCGAATTCGGGAACCAGTACTTCTCCTTCTTCGGCTTCCTGGGCGACTTCTTCGGTTTCGGTGGCGGGGGCAGTGGCTTCGTCCTGCACTGCGGGTTCCTGGGTTTCGGGTTTGGGGGCAGGGGTAGCCTTGCTGGGTTTGGGGGTGTTCGGGTTTTTCGCCATGGTGTAATCTCCTTATGTTGGTTTGCGTTTGGGGTTTGGGTTACAACATCCAAGTGACTATATTATACAGGTTACCCCCAGATTTTTCTGACCCAAACGCACTTTTTTTAAGAAAAATGCACATTTCGCTAACCTATTGTAATCATTATGCAATATAATTTAAAAAACTTATTGTTTTTTAAAAACAGGTATAATAAGGTAGAAGGTGCCTTCTTAAATTTCAACCATAAACCGTAGGTGGCAACATGGTTAACGGACCTCACAGTGCACTGGTTAACCAACCCCGTAGGGTTCGCCCTGGTCGCCTATATATAAGGTATATCTCACCAGTACCCCCGCCATTGTAAATATATCGAACAAAGTACCATTTCATTCAACCCTAACCCAGGAATCACATTTATGCCACCAACCAAAGCTAAATTAAATTTTCAGGGTTTTAAACGTCAGCTCAAACCGTTCCAACGGCAAGGGGTACAGTTTGTCGAGGACCATCGTGGTAGGGCGTTAATAGGCGACGAAATGGGTTTGGGCAAAACTGTGCAGGCGTTGGCCTACCTACATCTCCATCCTGAGTTGCGACCTGCCCTGGTGATTTGTCCTGCCAGTTTAAAACTTAATTGGGAAGTGGAGATTTACAAGTGCCTGGGTGAAAGTACTCGAATTCACATTATTAGCGGCAGAAAGCCAGCTACTCTCCCAAGGGCTCACATCTACATTATCAACTATGACATCATGGCGAACCAGCGTGAAAAGAAAATGGTTCACACTCCTGATGGTTGGAAGCAGAAACGGGTAGCAATACCGAACACCGGATGGCTATCTTTTCTTCCGCCGGTCAAATACGTTATCATCGATGAGTGTCACTACTTAGGGAACCGTTCAGCGGACAGGACTGCTGACATACTAACCTATCTCAGCAAACCACCGAAACCATTCCTCCCATTATCAGGCACACCCATCACCTCTCGTCCCATACAGTTCTATCCAATACTCAAGGCGCTGGCACCGTCGAGGATACCTCCTCGTATCACTTATGGTAAGAAGTTCTGTGATGGAAAACATAATGGCTTCGGTTGGGACTTCAACGGAGCCTCTAACGTCGACAAGCTATACACACTCCTCAGCGATATAATGATCCGCCGTTTGAAGAAAGATGTGTTGAAAGAACTACCCGAGAAGCAGCGGGTAGTGGTTCCCATGGAGTTGACTGGTAAGGCTGCTCGTGAGTACTGGCGAGCCGAAACGGATTTCCTCGAATGGTTGAAGCATAGCAATTTCAACAAGTACACCAATGTCAAAGAGACCTTTTCCAAGGCCATGATCGAAATGCAAGAACTGTCTAAGTTATCTTGCCGGGCCAAATGGGAAAACGTGATCAACTGGATTAAGGACACGATGGAGTCGGTTGATAAGATAATCATCTTCGCCATACATCGTGAAGTAGTCGATGCCTTGTATAAGGACCTCGCTAAGTACAATCCTCTAAAGTTCGATGGCAGGGATGTCAAAGAGGAAAGGCAGGCACGAGTCGTCCAGTTCCAGAGTGATCCAAGCAAGCGGATAATTATCACCACGATGCGAACCGGAGGTGTTGGTCATACTCTTACCGCTGCGCAGACAGTAGTCGCAGTCGAAGTACCACAAACCCCTGGAGAAATGGTACAGGCAGAAGACCGGGCTCACCGTATTGGTCAGCGTGGTTGTGTTACAGCGTACTATTTACTCTCCAAAGGTACGGTCGAGGAACGGCTGGCGAAGATGCTGGACAAGAAATCCAAGGTACTGGCAGGGGTGCTTGATGGGGTTACCCTGGAACGTGAGAACCTATTGATATCATTGCTAAAATCGTATGATATTAAAAACCCATAATTTTTTAAAAATAATTAAAAACATGGTTGACAACCCCCCTCTAAACCTATATGGTTTACCTACAAACTAAGTTTTAATGTTAACCTCACAAATAAAAGGGGGTCACAAAATGGCACAGGCACAAAACAACACAGTTAAAACGGTCTTCGTAGTGGTTATTTTTGAACGTGGTTGCCAGGATTTCGTCGGTGTCTACACAAGTGAACAGTCTGCTAAAGACGCGGTGGCTTCGTACATCGAGGCCTATGGTCCTACCAACATGGACATCCTGGAAGAAACCCTTCACAACTAACTATAAAGGTGGCACACATGGTAAACATGAACCTTACACAGTTTCACGCAACCAAGGCACAGGCACAAAAGCTTGCCCGAAAAATTGGGCTGCAGTACAAACGCACTTTTAGTGATTCCCGCAAAGGTGGTTGGCGTTACAAGTTTTGGGCGGTTGAACCAGGCGAAACCGCAGACGGTTTTTTCACCGCTTTAACTGGTTTGTTCGCCCACCAAGATAACGTCACCGTGTACTTTAGCCCCATGTATAGTCGCGATTTTGATGGCAAGGTGATTAAATTGGTGAACTTTTACGTGCAGTTCCGAAATGTGAGGTAGCCATGAAAACCCTGTACGAAGCCCTCGCGGTTGCCGTTTTCTTTGCCTGGGTATTTTTCATGACCGCCCTGGCGCACGTATCTATGAATTGAACCCTTTGGAGGTGGCCCATGTCGAAACAGTATTGGTGGATAAAGGAACGAAACAACCCGCAACTCAAAAGTGTGTATTTCACCGGGTGTGGAAAAATGACAATAGCCGAAGCACGGCAAAAAGAAAAAACACTGTATGGTAGTAACCGGATGCTTCGTTTTGACACGGAAGTTGAATATCAAGAAGCACTGAACAAACTGGTTAAGCATTGAACCTCGGCCCTAACCCCATCACCCCCTGGTGGTTGGGTTAGACAGAGGCTCAAACCCCAAACCATAAAAGGTGGCTCCCAATGGTAACCCTAACCAATCTCATCTACAAAGAGGCACATCGTGCACGGTGGACAGGCATCGACTTTGATGATCGCCTGGGCATGGCCGCCCTGGCTGCAGTTGAGGCCCAGGCCAAACATGACCCCAACCGTGGGGCCGTTACCACCGCTGCAACCATTTACATTCGCAACCAGTTTAAAAACGAGGTTGCGAAACACCAGACCCGCATGAAGTATGATGGGGTACAGGTAAGCGTATTGTTGGAAAGCCAAATCCCAGCATGTGAACACACCCCAGACCCCGAGCGGCAGGTCATCTTCCGGGACCAGTTGGAACACCTCGGCGACGATGCAAAACAACTGGTGAACTTGGCCCTGCACACACCCAAGTGCGCCACTGGTAAGGGTAACGTGTTGGGTGCCATCCAACGGCACCTTGGTTGGAACAACTACCGATTCCAAAAAGCCTGTACGGAAATTCGCGACATTTTGTAACAAGGAGGTTCCCATGTGGCAGCGGTTTAAAAAATGGTTTGAGCGGCATGTGGTCGCTAAGTACCGTGGCCCTGCCCCGTGTTTTGACTGTAACAAAACAACTTGCCGGGGATGCACCCTGGCGCAATAAATGGAGGTGTTATCATGGCACATATGATCGAGCAGCACGACAACATGTTTTCGGTAGGCGAAACCCCTTGGCACGGCCTTGGGAAAGTTCTCGAAAATGCTCCCGGTATTAATGAGGCTTTGGAGGTATCCGGCCTCGGGTGGCAGGTTCGCACCCTGGACCTCACTGCACACCAGCCGGTCATCCCCGGTCAGGTTACCCGCACCAAGTTGCACCTGCCCGAGTTCAAGGCCCTGCAGCGTACCGACACCCAGGAAGTTTTCACGGTTGTCTCTTCGCAGTACAAGGTGTTGCAAAACAACGAGGCGTTCGATGTGTTTCGCCCGCTGGTTGACGCCGGCGACATCACCTTGGAGACCGCTGGTTCACTACAAAACGGTCGCAAGGTGTGGGTGTTGGCTCGCATCACCGCTGCCAAAGATGGCGAAGTAAAACCCGGCGATGTGGTGAAGCCGTTTGTTATGCTGTCCAACTCCCACGATGGCACCCAGGCCGTGCGGCTGGGGTTCACCCCGATCCGGGTGGTGTGCCATAACACGCTGACCCTTGCCCACCAGGACAAGAAGTCGCAGCTGGTGCGGGTTTTCCATCGTGGCGACCTTACCGGGTCACTCGAAACCCTGCGAGACACCCTGAACCTTGGTGCCCAGGAATTCCAAGCCACCATTAAACAGTACCGCAAGCTCGCCAAGCAAAACGTCAGCGAAGCCGACATCCGCAAGTACATTCGCCTCGTACTGGCCCTGCCGGAAGAAATGGACAAACCCACCCACCGGGAAAACAGTATCATTCAAGTTCTCCTTAATGGCAAAGGGGTTGCCCTGCGGAAAGACCAGAGCGACATCACGTGGTGGGACTTGTATAACTCGGTGAACGAGTGGGGCCTGTACCACCGCGGTCGCACAGCCGATGCCCGGTTGAACTCGATGTGGTTCGCCGATGGCTACACCCGCGACCAGTTTGCTCTCCAAACTGCCCTGAAACTTGCTGCCTAAGAGGTTGATCAATTAAAGAGGTAGGGGTTCGCTCCTACCTCTTTGGAGGGTTAAACTCTAAACCATAGGAGGTGGCATTATGAATTTGAAAAATGTGGTTGTCATCAAGGAAGAACCGTACCGCAGCACACCTTTGGTTAATTCATCCGATGATATGGTTCGTGTTACCTTGGCAATGACTTGCAATGATTGGCATGTGTTCAAAAGGCTGCTTATTGAGGCGAGACATAAAGAGTCTCTTCGTAGCCTAATAACGGAGAAATAACCATGACTTTCACCAGGACAATACTCCCACCCATCACCAGAAAAGAACGGCCTGAGACCTTGGTCGACCACCAGTGTTCCGAGTGTTATGCGTACAGACACGGCAGGATGCTAACCCCCAATGATACCGACTGGCGGGTCTGCAAAAGTGGTAACACTGTCACCGGAGACACCATGATCTGTCACCTTTATCGGTAAGGAGAAAACCATGTATATCGACGTATTGAACACCCATCTCGCAGTATGGTGTGGGCAGGTTTACACTGCGAAAAAGACTGGTCCTCGTACGGTCCAACTCCAGGCAGTAGTGGTTAAACAATCTCCTACCAACCCCTTGAATTGTACGGTTAAACTGTCCGGCAAAGGACGGGTAATTTGCCCCAGAAATCTATGTGGCCTCCAGATCTACCCCAAAGGCTGCATCCCTATCATATGAGGTGACCAATGAAAGTAGACGAGAAGAGAGAACAGCTCCACAAACTCGCCCAGGAAATGAGGCGAATGGCTGATTGGTTGGACTGGCGTTCCGGTCATGACAGTATGGGTCAATTGCGAGTTATTCCCCCGGATGCTTTCACCAGGGCGAAACGGCGTCTGGGACTTATCCGTTACATCTTCAAAATTGAAAAGGAGTAAAACCGATGGACATTAAAGACTTGGAGAAATTGCCGGCAGAAGTACAGGCCCTGAAGAATGGGCAGAAGTTACTCGTGATCCAGATGCAGGTGGTCCACGAAAAGGTGGACAGACTGCTTCAGAGTGCTGCGTTGGAGCATCCTATCAATTGGCATTGTAACTGTTCCATTTCTCCCACAAAACCCGAACCCATTGTAAGGATGCGTGAACGTACCCCCTGGACCGAAGACCAGGATCGGCTTCTCCTTCGGGATTTCTCCAGTTTCATCGACGCCGAGGCCCATATTATGGGTCGAACAGAAAATGCCATCCGTGCTCGTCTTCGTACCCTTCAAAAGGACTATCACCAATATCGAAGCGGGAGGTAGCTATCAATGGAGTTCACACGTCGCCCACCACCGGCTCCAGTTGCTTTTACTCGTACGGTTGAACCTCTACCAGTTAGGAAAAAAGAAAAACCTCCAAAAGCACCTGCTCGCAAAAAAGTACAAAAGCGTCTGTCATGTTGCAACTGTGCCATCTTCCGTGAACTCCCGATTCAGAAGGAGTATGATGGCAAGCGATGGGAGATCTTTCGTGATTGCCCCATCACTGAACAACCACGTCAGGCCGACGATCCTGCATGTGCCCGGTTTGAGGTACATGATTTCATCTGGTGTGTTGCCGGTGACCAATGGCTGTATAATAGAATTTGCGTTGCCCGGTTCCAGAGCAATAACCAGTACTGCCAGCGGAATTGTCCGGTTGGTAAGGGTATTACTCCACTTGTCCAGAAGAAATACACAGGATTCGTGCGGAACAAATGATACACCAACGACCATTTGACGCTCTCCGGTTATTCCGGGATCACGGTATTCAGCTCGCCCCTGCCGGTCATAAACACACTCAGCAGGGGTGGGTGAATACTGTCTGTCCATTCTGCTCCGGCAACCCAGGCTACCACCTCGGATATAATGTTCGGGGTGGTTTTTTTAGATGTTGGCGGTGTGGTTGGAAACCTACTTTTCTCACACTTGCAACCCTGTTACACGTCCCAGAATACAAAGTCAGGTCACTGGTTACCCTGTACCCCCTGCGTGTAGTTGCCGGACAGGGCGTTTTAGGTAGTGATAATGGGTTAAACCATACCAGTACCACCCCCCTAAAAAAACCACCGGGATCATGTGCCTTAAAACCGGCCCATGTTACTTATTTACACACCCGTAAGTTTGACCATGAGAAACTGGTCCGGGAGTGGGATTTATCTGGAATTGGACCTGTGAGCTGGCCTGGTTGGAAGTGGCGTATCTTCATCCCCATAAACTTCGAACACCATATGGTATCATATCAAACACGCTCTATCCATGGTAGTAGAGAAGACAAGTACAGAGCATGCCCTAAAGAATTTGAGATATTGGAGCATAAGCATGTTCTGTACGGTTTGGATAAATGCGCCTGGAGAACTTGTGTCGTCGTCGAGGGTGTGACAGGGGTTTGGCGCTTAGGTCCAGGAGCATGCGCTACATTTGGAACCCAGGTTAAAGCATCACAACGAGTTCTACTACGACGATTCAAGCGTTTGTTTATTATCTTCGACACCGATGAACACGGTGCTGGACAGGAAGCTGGAGAAAAGTTAGCCTGGCAGATGAGTGGATATGGTTTGGAAGTTCACCAAATTACTCTGGATCATGGTGATACTGGAGAAATGAAACAAGACGACGCAGACCACTTGATGTACGAATTGGGTGTTAGGTTATGAAATAGAGCGAAGAGGAGGCAGAAGTCACGGTAAATTTCCGTATATAATACCCCTTCGGGGTATTAATACTCCAATTTACTAGTTATTCTAGTATTTATATATAATATAATAATAAAATAAATACTAGGATATCTTTATATTTGGAATATACCCCGAAGGGGTATATGGAAAATATAACGTGACTTTGCCTTCTCTCGACTCGAACATCTTCGCAGTTTTGAAAGGGTGGCTCTCATGGAGTTTGTACGCACGAAGAAAGCACTTCCATCACGGATATTTCGTCCATCTGGTTTTGTTAGAACTGTCAAAGCAAAACCTGTTCCAAGAGAACAAGAAGAAACGCATCCCCTCATCGACTACTGGAATACTTTGCCAGGATTGACAAAGCATCGACCAGGAACCGGAGTGTATCATGAATCTTCCAAGCTCTTAGATAAACTAAGAACAGTTGGGTTTGGAGATCTTCAGTGGGACCAAGAGTGGATAGTCCAGGCTAAAATCAATCGACGGTTTTTATCTACTCCATGGACTGATCTAACCATCACCAACACCATGGATATCATCAGTCAAATGGTTCAGCCGGGATATTATCCTGGTCCGGATAGTTATATCGTGAAGCGTTCATTGAATCAACTACTCTACAGCAGGGTACTCAAGTCTACATTCATGCACGCACGTTCCCAGATGATTGCTCGAATGACTAAAGAACACCTCTCCCAGATAGCAAAGGAGAATATATCCAGCGAGGGACAGGATCTTCTGGACATTTTCTCTCAGTATTCTATCAAGATTTTGCCAAATACCGCTCAAAAACTGGTCAACCTGTATAACAACATAATGACGGAAAATGGGCGTTATTATAATCATCTGTATCCTACTCACAAAGCGTTCTCGGAAACACTGGCTCATTGGTTACTTATTCACAATTACTCGAACCCAGGACAAAGCATATTACCTCCAGATGGATGGATGTTGAAACGGTTTATGAAAGAACATTTTGAGGAATAGGTGGAGATGTATCAGATAAAGAAGTTCGACTCCTCATTGGAGCGTCGTATAATTATCGGAATGATTGTCTCTGAAGAATTTCTTCCCAATGCACAAGCAATGTTTCGACCGGAATTATTCCGCGTTCCAGCTCTTGCAACTGCGGCACAATGGTGTCTCAGTTATTGGGCTGAGTTTGGTACAGCTCCAGCCCATCACTTCCAAGACATATACGACTCCAAGGTTCGTGCTGGTGAGGTTCCCGAAGAATATACCGAGGAGTTCGATTCTGTTTTCTCTACCCTATCCAAAGAGTTTATAGACTCTCCAAACCTAAATGTGAATTATCTTGTCAAGCAGATGGAACGGTTAATGCGAGCACGTTCGCTTCTTGCCCTGGGAGAAGATTTAGTTGCAACTTCCTCACAAGAACAGATAGAAGAGGCCGAACTTTTGCTCGCTGATTTTAAACCAATCAAGCGCGAGGGTATTAATTGGAGTGATCCCTATAATCTCTCAGAAGATCAGATTGCAGCGGCCTCAAAGGATTCCGATGTTTTATTTAATTTTCCAGGGGTTTTTGGTGATGTTGTTGGTCCGGTTGAAAGGGGTAGTTTCATTGCCATCCAAGCTCCAGAGAAACGTGGCAAGAGTTGGTTTCTTCAAGAATTTGCAATAAAAGGACTTTTAGAGCGTTGTAATGTTGCCTTCTTCAGTGTCGGTGATATGAGTGATGTCCAGATATGGAGACGTTTCTTTGGGAGATACCTTGGAACGAGTAAAAAGTACAGTGGAAAGACTGTGAAGGTTCCGGTCCCCGATTGTTTTCTCTGTCAGTCTGGGGAATGTAAAGACCATGGCGTAGATGATAACCCCGAAGTATGTTCCTCTGATGGTAAGGCTATAGTGGAGTACGATCCTTCTATCCCATATACTCCCTGTGCCCTGGCGGGAAGGGTTACTGGGAGATGCGAGCAATGTATCCCCACTGTTTGGTATAAGATGGAAAAACTTCCAATATTTGATGAACACCTTGGAGCTGCTATATTAAAACAGAGGACAAAGCCTTTCGCTGGAAAGACTATGCGGATTCAATGTTATCCATCTCTACAGGCTAATGTCAAAACAATCAAGACCATGTTGGATATATGGGAGAAGACAGATGGTTGGATTGCAGATATGGTCATCATTGATTATGCCGATATTCTCGCACCAGAGGATGAACGTGAACGTGAAACAAGGCATCGAATAAATACCACATGGGCCTCTCTTCGAGGATTGTCCATGGAAAAGAATATAGCGGTTATCACCGCAACACAATCAAGTAGAGCATCATACTCCAGAGAGATACAGGTGATGGAAGATGTTTCAGAAGATAAAAGAAAATTGAGTCATGTAACAACAATGCTTATTTTAAATCAGACACCAGAGCAGAAAAAAAGAAAACTTATGTTGGTCTCTAATTTACTTCGACGGGATGAAGATTTTAATTCAAGAGAAACAGTAACCTGCGCTCAGAGCTTAGAGAAGTCCAAGCCAATTCTTTTTAGTTTCTTAACACCACAGCCAGTAAAAGGAGAAAAGAAATTATGAATATTGTAACTCATGTTCGAGTATTTCAATGTATCAATAGAAAGATGGGCGACCTTCTTCCTCCATGGGGGTGGGAGATTATATACAGAGGAGTTCTTATAACTAAACAAAATCTTCTTACCAAGAAACTTGCAATCATTTCTTTAAAAAAGTGGGTGAGGCGATATATGCCTAACTATTCCCTTTATTCTATTATAGAAGATCCTGTAAGAGACTATAAAGGAAATGATTTCTACGAACCACCCGGATCTCATTGGTACGATGACGGCTTTGACAATATCGATGATAGCATAGACGAATGTGAAGAGGCAGGCCTCCAATAATTGGTAGAAAGAAAAGTGTATAAAATTTGAAGCTTAGAGGAGAAAAGAAATAAATTTTTCCGAAATGCCCCGGTCAACTACAAGGAGGATTTATGTATTTTCTTTACGGATTAAAGACACACAAACTTCCACATGTATTTACAAAAGAGGATAATCCAAGATCTCTCTGGGTTTCCTTCACTTCTCATCTATCCAAACGGCATAAACAAAAAAGAATCTCTTTTTCTTTTGGTTTTCGTACTTGGATGGGAATGGAATTCTCTTTCCATTTTAGAAAGAGAAGGCCATTACATTGTTTATTGAATTTTTTCGATCGGTTTTTTTGTCGTTATGACTCGTTATCAGATCTGGCTATGGGGCGTTTGCAACGCTAATTGAACGACCGGGGCATTTTGGAGAATTGTATGATTTTGAGAGGTCTACGACAATTTTTTTAATGAAAGGAGAAAAGAAATGAAGACTACAATCACTAAGCGTTTCAACTTCTGTTATGGGCATTTCCTCCCAAACCATCCGGGGAAGTGCAAGAACCAACATGGCCACAATGCCGAATTGGAGGTTACTGTTAGCTATTTTCGTGGTGGACTTGATGAGATGACTGGAATGGTTTTTGATTTCGGAGATCTGAAGAAGGTAGTTTCTCCTATTCTGGAGTTGCTCGATCATCGGTACTTGAACGGAATAACCCAGGAGGAGCTTTATTCTTTTGTTAGTTCAGCTCCTCCTGTCAAGGTGTTCTCGTTCACTGAAACACCCACTGCCGAGAACATCGCTTTGTTTATTTTTGAGGCCATTAGCGAGAGCTCCTTGCTTCCCGATCATGTTATAGTGCAGAAAATTAGACTGTCCGAAACCCCGGATAGTTGGGTGGAGGTGACCGAAGAATGAATTCACCAGTCTTGAAAGTGTTGGAGAGTTTTAATGGGATCTCTGGTGAGATATGCCGTGGTCACCAGGGCCGTCTTACTCACTTCATCCGGTTTGTTGGATGCAACCTCAAGTGCTCTTGGTGTGATACTAAACACTCTCAGGACGTAGATGGAGAGGGCTTTCTTCTTACTCCACAACAGATCGTTCAGCAGGTAATTGGGTCCGGTGCCAAACATGTGATCCTCACTGGTGGTGAACCTCTTCTCCAAATACATCTTCCTGAACTGGTTCATCTTCTTGGTTTACAGAACATAGAGGTATCTATCGAGACAAACGGGTCGATGCCGTTTGAGGGGGTTATCTCCAGGCATTCGATGTGTTCGTTTGTCGCTGACTATAAACTACCCTCGTCGGGTATGATGAATCGAATGCTACCAACACGGACCTTCTGCATGGATCTTCGACAGGGGGACTTTGTGAAGATGGTGGTTCGCGATCCAGTCGATATGTTCCTCGCAATCAAATTGCTCAAGAATGAGTGGGTGAATCGTTTGTTCACACCAGTTATCTCTCCGATGATCGGTACTGGTATGGACTCTGATCTTTATCGGTGTATTGTGGACACTCTTTGGATAAACAAGCTACACGACGTTGTTATTTCTGTGCAGATACACAAATTTTTAGGGGTTAGGTAGGGGGTAACCTGTATAATATATTTGGACATAGTTGCGAGCGGTCAGAACCCTTAACAAGGAGGTGTGACATGGATTTGCCGGGAAAACAAAGCCCGGCGCACTTCCAACAAACAATACAAAAGCCGCACGGTGACGTGGCCCGTGGACAGGCTGCCTACTCGGCAAATTTTATCCCGCCTTTGACGGGATTGTGCACGCTGGCCCATGAGCCCCTTTAGTGCACTTACTTCCTGCGGGCTGTGTCGCGGGGTTCGTAGGAAGTCGGAGAAACTAAAGGAGAAGGTTATGAAAACATCAATGTTTATCACGTTATTTGTTCTTTTCTCCTTTACGGGCACAGCGATTGCAGGGAAAGCGGGAGAACTCCAGAAGGGTATTGTGAACGCCATTCCAAAGCATATTAGTGTCAAGTGTAAGGATGGCACGAACAATGTCGGAAAAGAAGTCCAGTGTGGAATGAGGATAAAACCAGGATTTTCTCGAACCGCAAAGGACTACCACGATCTCCAGGCATGGGCTCGGGAGGTGGCTGGAGCTGTTCGGAATGGTAATTGGGGAATTGACTTCTCCATCATGGCTATTGGCGACCATGAAATTCCTCTTGCTCGTTTCATGTATTCAGTCCAGTTCGACTATATAACCCCGATTTATATGTGGAGGTAGTATGAAAGATGGCTTGTTTGAAGTTCTAAAAAAAGTCAATCGATCTTGCTATTTCCAGAGCTAAAGTCTCGCCTAACTTTTCGAAGATACAGTTGGAAATTGAGCTGGAACCCAAGTTCACGCTGGACGATAAGAACCCGATTGCGTATGAAGTATCGACAATTATATTTTCATTCGAACAACAGAGGAGTACCGTACATGGAAAAAATCAATTTGCAGGATTCCCAGGTCATATTCAATCCACGCGCAGAAGCGGATGACTTCGAAAACCGGAACGCCTCATGCTCGTTCTGTAACAGCTACGTTCCGGCAGTCACCAAGCTCCCGGAAGATATTTGCGTTTTGGATTGGGATTCTGATGAACTTTCGTCACAGGTTGATTATAAAAATGTTCTCATTTGTGCTTCTTGCCTTAACATCCTGGTGAAGAAGTTGGAAGCGGAGATGGTGGAGAACATGAAGACGCGTAAGGCTACTCCGTATTGT